GGCGCCACCGCCACCGCCGCCGGCGCCACCGCCGCCGCCACCGCCGCCGGCGGGGCGTCGGCCGGCAGCTTCGCCAGCTCCTCGCGAACGCGGGCGCGGACGTCGCTTCGAAGAACGGCGAAACGTTCGTCGCGCGTCCGGTAAGCTATATCGCGGATCTCGCGCAGCGCGTCTCGGAGCCCGATCGGGTCCAGCTGTTGCTTCGCGAGCTCGCGCACCCGGCCGGCTTCCGTCGGCAGGCCAGCCAGCTCGAGCCACGTCGGCAGCGCCTCGAGGCAGAGCCACTCGCGCAGCATCGCGCGCCGGCGCGCCGATACCTCCGGCGTCGAGCGAGTGCCGATCACGCGCAAGATGTAGGGCTTCAGCAGCTGCCGATCCTCGTACGGCAGTCGGTCGTTGAGGCGCATCGTGAAGATGCGGATGTCCGGGTCGACACACTCCGGCGCGTCGCTCCAGCGCTCACCCGCGATGAAGGCTGCCGCCTCGTTGAAACAAAACTCCCCACCGCCGGGCGGGTGCGAGCTGGCCTTCAGTACTAGCTTCTCCAGATCCAGAAACCGCTTCATCTCGTTCGCTTCGATGGGGCTCAAACGGTCACCTCAGGGTCGCAGGGTCGGGGTTCGCACCGGTGCGCCATCGCGATCGCCCAGGCCTCGTCGGCGGGCGGCTGCGCGGCGGGGGACTGGCCGGGCGGCGTCAGGTACCGCGCCGGGCAGCCGCGATCGCAGTGGATGTAGGGGGCGCCGTTCTCGTCGGCGCGCTTCGACAGGTGCAGCGGCCACGGGCGCGGCAAGGGTAGCGCCGTGGCGCCCGTGAAGAGCGGCGCGTAGTCGTCGACCGCCGGGACCGGCTCCATGCACGCGCACGGGACGCGCACCGTGCGGCCGTCGCGCGTGCGGTAGGGGACGAACCCGCGGCCGCGGCAGCCTGCGCAGCGCGCGGCGCGCGGCATCAGGAGGATCGGGCTCATGCCAGGGCCCCCTTCGGGCCGCCGGCGGGCTGGTCGATGTTCGATGTGAGGGAAGCCGCGATCGCGACCTCGAGGCGCCGCTGGTCAGCGAGGAACGACAGGCATGCGATGCAGTTCACCAGCTCGCGGATGTTGGAGGAGTTGCCCCGCGCGCCGCACGGCGTCACGAACGGGTACACGGCAGGCGAGTAGCACATTGCGATGCGCCTCACGGGCGCGCTCCCGCGTTGCGCAGCGCGGTCAGGGCCGCGTCCATGCACTCGGTCGGCATCCGCACGCCGTCGGCAGTGATGGCGATGGCGTACAGGGCGTCGCGCAGCTCCGGCGCGGCCGCGGCGAGGTCGGCATCCGCGCGATCCCAGAGCACCGCGACCTCGACGTCGCCCTCGCGCACCGCGTAGCAGGTAGTGCGCGGTTCGACGGTCCAGCGCGGCGCGCTCACAGAGCGACCTCGCCCGTCGGCTCGAACGTGGCGAGGAACCGCGACATCGTCATCTCCGCCCGCGGCGACAGGCGCCCCGGATCGGCGCGCGGATGCAGACGGCCCGGCACCGCGCGCTGCTCTTCGAAGTACTCGACGATACTCGGGCCGATGGGGCAGGTGCGGATGCGGTTGATGACGACCCTGAGACCCGTGTGCCGGTGCCGGTAGATGTCGAGCGTGATCGGGAAGTCGATCAGGGCCCTCAGCTGGTGGCGATCGAGGGCGCGCGCCGGAGCTGCGCTCACCGCGCCACCACGCCCGTGGGTTCGAACTCTTGCAGGAACTCCGGCAGCGGGAGCGCGTGGCGCGCGCCGGTGCGGTCGACGCGGAAGGCGACCAGCGGGGCGCGCCGGCGGATCGGGCGCACCTGCTCGATGGTGGCGGTGAGCGCGCGCTCGCGCCGGTGGCGCACGATGTCCATCGGCAGCGGGAAGGTCAGGCTGGTGATCACGAGTTACCGCTCACCCCCGTGAACGCGATGGCGTCCACCGCGATCGCGCCGTCGCGGTCCAGCGTGAGCGAGAGCTTCACGCGCTTCATGTTCGGCGCAGCGCCCAGGATCGCGCGAGCGCTGGAGACCAGGTCCGCGAGCTGCGTCACGGCGACGTCCTTGGGCTTGCGGGTGTAGGCCTTCCGCTCGGAAGCGGATCCCCCCCCCCGCGGCGGGGGCGGCTGGAGCGATCGGTCGAACTTTGGTGGTCATCGAAATACTCCTCTCAGTTGGTGGCTTCGCGGGCGATGCGCCGGGCGCGCGCTCCATGCTGCTCGCCGCCGGCGGCTCCGGGTCGGCGGCCTGGATCTTGAGCGCCGGCGCCGGCGGGGTCGCGGGCGGCTGGGTCTTCGGTTTGGCGGCGGGTGGCGGCGCCGGCGGCCGCGGCGAGATCTGGTGCGCGCGGTGGCGCCAGCAGTGCTCGAGCCCGACGTCGGGCTCCACGTCGCACGAGGCGACCAAGCAAGTTTTCATGCGTAACTCCGTTCGGCGCGCGCTCCCCCGGTGCGCGCGCGGTCCTAGATCGATCCCTCTACGCGCGCCAGCGCTCCCCTATGCGCCGCGCACTTCGGCCCGAGCATCCAGCACACGAGACAAGCCCCCCTGGCTTCGAACCGCTGGGCCATGCGGTCGAGCCAGGCTATCCGTTTGGGCGGGGCTTCTTCCGACGCTGCAGCCGCAGGTGCTGCGACGTGTGCTCCTGCAGAACGCGCCAGGCGTCCTCGAAGAGCAGATCCTCGGGGATGTCGAGCCAGCGCGACAGCGCGTGCGACTCGTCCTGCGTGGCCGTGTAGCCACGAGTGCGATTGATCAATTTCGAGATGCGGGTGTAGTCAAACTCCTGCTCTCGACACCAATTCTTGAGGCTCTTTTTCGTGTCGACGATGCGAGCCTTGGCGAAGGTCAGCACGGGAACCACCTCCGTGCATGACCTTCGGCCAGTCTGGTGGTTCGCTTTAGCAACTGTTGCGCTCATCGAGTCGGATCTTACTGTCGCCGTCCGGCGAACGTCAAGCAACTGTTGCTTGATTGTTCGCAACTGTTACTTAATTCATATTAGATGTCGGAACTATAAATCAAATTTATAGCGAGCGCCTCGTGGCGACCAACCAGCCAAATGAGCTAGTCATGCGAGCGACGAAGGAGGTCCACGAGTGGACGCGAATGCCTGCAAGAAGTGCGGGGTCGACAAGCCAGCTGTGTGCCCAGACTGCAATACGCCGACTCACATTCGAGTCCACGAGCCCGGCGACCCGTGCCCACTTTGCGCCAAGGTCGCGCCGCCGATGACATTCATGGCGTCGGTCGTCCAGTACGCATTCTTCGCATTCTTGGCGCTCCTGCTGGTCGGAACTGTGCTGGACTCGCGATTGACCCCCGATGAGCGTGCAGCGAGGGCGAAGGAGCGAGCGAGCCAATCAGCCAGGGACGAACAGGAGCGGAGGGCGTCTGAGTCCGCGCGCACGGCCGCATCTGCTGCCGCTGAGCAGCGAAGAACTCAGGATGAATCAACGATTTCCGACAGCGAGCTGGTGGCGTTCGGTGTGACAATGGCGCAGCACTGCGTGTCGGATCATTTGAAGAGTCCTGCTTCAGCTCAGTTTCCCGGGCTGTTCATGCACCGCGAGGATTGGAGCGTCGGCAGGGTGTCCGCGGACACTGTTCGCGTCAGCTCCTATGTGGACTCACAGAACGCCTTCGGCGCGATGATCAGGAGCCGCTTCATGGTCGAAGTTCAGAAGATCGACGAGCAGCGCTATCGCTGCCTCAACGTCGACATCCGCTGAAAGACGACCGGTCTACTCGTCCCGCTCGCGGATCACCAGCACGCGGCAGCCCGCGAGGTGCGAGTCCCACACGGGATCGAGCGGCGGCCGGCATTGCATCTCGAGCTCGCGCACCTCGAGCTCGTCGTCCCACGCACGCTCGAGCAGTCCGCCGGTGCTCGCGGTCAGCGCGTCGCCGCGCTGACCCTCGAGATCCTGCTGGAGTTCGAGTCGCGTCATCTGCGTCTCGACCTCCTCGATCGCGGCGCGCTGCGCGAACAGCGCGATCACCAGCGCCGCCAGGATGGCCCAGCGGACGTCGTCCAGGTCGAGGACCACCAGCGCGCGCCTTACGGCCTTGAGCAGGCGCCTCACGGCTGCTCGCCCTGCCCTTGCGCGGGGTTCGCGTCCGGGCCTGCCGGCGCCGGCTCGACCGCCTGCGACTGCTCGAGCGCGACCAGCTGCGCCACGGCCTCCGCCGGCGCGATCGCGCCGGTGAGCGCCGACGTCGCCACCAGGTGCATCTGCGTCGCGTGCTCGAGCAGCTGGATCTTCGCGAGCGCGGCCTGCAGGCCCTGCTCGAGCGCGGTCATCCGGTCCTGCGTGACGTGCGTGGCCGGCGCCGGCGGCGCGGCCGGCGCGGGCTGCTGGCGCGCCAGCTGCGCGAGCGCGGCCGCGGGGCTTGGGTTGGCGTCCGGCGACGGAGAGGGCTGGCCGATCACGCTGCCGGCGAGCGCTACGATCGGCGCGGCCTCCGGGACGGCGATGGAGAGCATGGTCTCCGCGAGCTTGAGGATGTCGAGGCTCATGGTCGGTAGGCTCCCTGCGGCGCGGCCGCGGTGTTCGGGTTGATGGTGGCGGACGCCGCCGTCGAGGCCTGCGCGGCCGCGATCTGCGTCGCGGCGGTCGGGACGATCACGTGGCCGGCGGGCGCGACGAAGAGCTGCCGCGCCACCTGTACCGCGTGCTGACACACGGTCATCAGCGCCCCGACCGCGAGCGCGATCGAGGCGAGGTCGTTGCCGAGCGCCTGGGCCGCCTCCTGGTGGGTGGAGTCCCAGCCGAGGAACATCGCGGCGAAGACGATCAGCTTCCCCCACGCGGCCGCGAAGCTCGCGCTGGTGAGCGGGTACTCGTGCAGGATGGCGATCAGGCGGGCGAACATGACGGACCTCCTCAGTCCACGAGCGCGACGGCGCGCACGATGATGGCGTGGTTCTCGACGAAGACCCCGGGGCCGTGCTCCTGGATCGCGCGGCCCTGGGGGTTGCCGCTCGAGCAGTCGATGATCATGGTCGGAACGCCGTCGGCGTCCACCTCCGAGATCAGGCCGGTGTGGCCGTAGTGGCCCGGTCCGGGAGACGGGTACACGTAGGCGTCGCCGGGGCGCGCTGGCCCCGTCACCAGCGCGTAGTACTTCCGCGGGCCGTGCGCGTCGGCGACCATCGCGTCGGTGTTCTCGCCGGTGCGGTTCCGGTCGATGCCGAAGCACCAGTCGACGAAGCCCGAGCAGTCCGACAGCGGCCCGGGCGGCTCCTTCGTGAGCTCGTAGGTGATGGGCTGCCCGACCAGCGATCGCGCGCGCGCGATCGCGGCGGCGCGGGTGAGCCCCGCGGATGGCGCGGGCGACGGGGTCGGGGCGGCCGCCGGCGCGGCGGCCGGCGCGTACTGCGTCCCGCCGGAGCTCCGCAGCGTCCAGCGGCCGGCCGGCACCGTCGCGAGGAAGGTGTCCTGTCCGAGGGCGTCGGTCGGGTCGTAGGTGTCGATCGTGTTGGGGTGCTGGTGGTCGCCGGTCGTGTCGTCGTAGGTGCCCAGCGGGTAGTCGCGGCTGTCCACCGTCACCGCGATGGTCTCGCCGCCGTGGAGCGCGAGCGCCGCAATGAGGTCCGGCGAGAGCGCCACGGAGGTCGCGGTGAGACGGTTGCCACGGTTGCCCATGCCGGCCTGCGTGGCGGCGTCCGGGGTGCGGTCCGTGGGGCCGCCGTACTGCGTGATCACCAGGCGGCCGTCGGCGCCGCGCGCGCCCGGCGCGGCCGCGCCGGCGGCGACCAGGGCGCGCACGTTGGCGACCGCGGAACCGGACGCCGGCGGCAGCGCGCTGGCAGCCGGGCCGGCAGGCGACGGGCCGGGCGCGGGAGCGGCCGGCGCCGCGGGCTGGCCCAGGGCCTCGTGCTGCGCGCTGTGCCACGCGCGCAGCTCCGCGGTGAGCGCGGGCACGCGCGCGGAAGCCGACGCCGCGGCGTCGAGGTCGGAGAGGATGTCGATGAGCGAGCGGCTCACGGCACCCTCGATTTCTGGACTTCACGGATCATCTCGGTCTTGGCCTGTTCGACCTTCGTCTGGATGCCCCAGCACACGGCCGCGCCGATCATGCCCCACGCGAACGTGACGACCGTGGCGGCGGTGACGACGCGAATGCGGTCGACCCCGAGGCCCTCGATCACCGGAATGTATTTCTGGTCCATTTCCCTCCACCTGCGCTTGCATTCGCGGACGTGGACGACCAGGTCAACGGGCATGCCGTTCAGGTCGCACACCTCGTCTTCCTCACCGTGTTTCCGCGTCATTTGAATCCTTTCGAACTATCCCGGGATCTCTGCACGGATCGCGGCTTTCGCTGCGGCCCACGCGATCACGAGCGGCCCGCGTTTCGCGTTGATGGCGTCCTTGGCGGCCTGGTCCGTCGCGAGCTCGAGCTCCAGGTCGTACCCCTGGATGGCGAGCAGCATCGGATCGGTCTCGATCTTGTACAGATCGCTGCGGAGCTGCGCGGGCGTCGGAGCGGGTGGCGGCGGTATCACGGTCGGCACGCCGCCGGCGGCAATCCACGCTTCGACGGCGATATATTCACGGTTACCCGTGGCCGATGGCACAGAGATTTGCTCTCCAGTGTCGAGCGTGACCTGGTAGGTGTCCCCGTTCTGCGTGACAGCCGTGATTTGCGCCATTTCTAGTACCTCGCGTCGAGCTTCAGACGCGCGTTCGTGTTTGCGGCCATCATGCAGGAGCCCGCACCAGCCGTCAGACCGCTCGCGGTGGTCACCGCGAGCGACGCAGTCTTCTTGGAGGTCTGTCCGCCGGTGAGCGTGATTGCCGTACAAGCAATGCCGCTCCCAGTCGCGCTGTACACGCTCCAGTCACTGGCGGCCGAAAGCGAAAGCGAAGGGATTACGCGCATTTCCACGGGCAGGGGCAAATTGTAGATGCCGTTCGTGGTCGCATACGTGAACCCGGCTGCGGCCTGGTCCGCGGCGGCAGTCCCGCCGTACACCTGAAGGTAGCGCTTGCACAGCTCGAGCTCGCGGTGGAAGGTGCGGCGCGCGAAAGGCGTCCCCGTGCCCCCCAGCTCGAGTTGGACGTCTGCCATCCGGTAGGTGACGTTGCCGTTTGCGGTGGGGAACGAGAACCAGACCTCGAGCCTGTCGTCTCCGCTCGACCCGAGCGTCTTTCCGACAATGTCCGCCAGAGTGACGGTCATCGTTTGATACGCCCACGAACCAGTGAACGTGAAGGCCGTGGTCGACGAGTCGACACTCGAGCTTGGCGATCCGCCGGTGCCGAAGTTCTGACGAATCCACACATTGACGGTGGCAGAACCCGTGTTGCAATTACACCAGAAGCCCAGTGTCACCTTTTGCGCGGCCGCGACGCGGACGCTCTCGATCGGCTGATTGATCGTGGTCGCGCCGGAGCCGGCGACGGCGACCGCCAGCTGCATGAAATATCGCGGCTCGCCATTGCCGCTGCCGAGAGGCTGGCCGATCGTGAACGCCTGCTGAGAGGCCGTCGCGGTCGCGCCGGAGCCGAGCGTCAGGTACCACTGATCCAGCTCATATCCGGTGGCGGAAAAGGATGTGCCCAGCTGCGCGACGCCGAAGTCCCCATTCAGAATGAGATTCTTGTCAGAGCTTCGGTTGGACCAGTTAAGGGTTCGATTCGTGGACAGGTCTCCACCGCCGCCCACGCCCGAGTCGCCCGTGACCGTGCGAGTTGGCTGAACGGCGGCCGCCGCGGCGGTCGTCGCTCCATCGGCGATCGCCTTCACCGCGATCATGTTGTTTACGACGTTTTGATTCCAGATCGCGGCGGTGATGATGTCCCCGGAGACCTGCACGACGGGAGCGACGTAGGCCATTACGCGGTCACCCCTCCGTCAGAGTCGCCGTGCTCCGCGTTTTCGCGCAGCAGGTCGGCGATGCTCTCGTTCGTCCAGTTCCGCATCGTTGGCGCGGGACGCTGCATCAGGATGCGCTCGATGCGCGTCACGTCGTTGACCTCCGGCCAGATCACCTGTGTCCAGCGGCCGCCGAAGCGGCTCTGCAAGCACGACACGCACCAGAACGCGTGTCGCGTGCGATACGCGGGCTGTGCGCCCGAGCACGTCGGGCAGCGCACGATCCACCGTCCGGCGTTCACTTCCGCCTGCACCGCGACGGGGGCGAACTCCTGGGCTTCGATGAACGGCAGGCACTGCGCCGCCGTGACTCTGTCATAGCCCGCGGTAATGAGCGCCACGAGCCACTCTTCGAGACGATGGCCATCGAGCTTGTCCTCGAGTGTGATGATCTTTCCCAGAGGTTGCGTCATACGAGGATCGTCCCTGTGTCGAGCGCCGCGGTGCCCAGTACCCAAAACGGATCCGGCGCGGATGAGAGAATGACTCGCATTTCCCAGCGGTAGGGCTCGATCGTGTAGTCGTGCTCGAACCCCTGAACGATGTAATCGTGCGAGATGGTCGACCCCTTGTCCGGGCGGCGAACGAGCGTGACGCGCTGCATCAGATCGAGGGCGATCAGCGTGGCGGTGGCCAAGTTCGGATCGGTCATCTCGAACGCGATCGCGTCCACACGCAGGCGCGGCGATCGGCGGGACAGCATTTCGTACACGGCCCGGTTCTGGAGCTGCGAAAGTGTCACCGCGTCGGTCGATCCGAAGTCGTACGGCCGCGTCAGATAGTTGGTCTGGCTGGTCGCGTCATTGACCGTGGTGATCGGAGTGCCGTCGGCGGTGGCGCCGTCGATCTGGTTCACGATCTGCTGCTCGTCGTAGGAGAGGTGTAGACCGCTGCGCTCCGCGCCCAGGTAGTTCAGCTCGCCCGGCCCGTCGCCGAGAACCGCCTGCGGCGTCGACCAGGTGCTGCTCGCCATGATCGACTGCAGGCAGTTGAAGATCAGGATTCCGTCCGCGCGCACGTACACCGCGCCGCCGTCGAGCGTGGCGACGGCGCGCATGAAGTCCAGCGCGTTACCGGTGTACGTCGTCGCCTGGAGCGTCATCCCGCCGGAGTCGACGACGCTGGGGAATGGCGAGCCGATCGCGGACAGGATCGCGGCGATGCGCTGGCCGGCGGTCTGCTGAGGGAAGGTCCGCGCCTTGATCTGCGCCAGCTGGTAGTAGCGGAACTGGTCGACCGCCGTGAGCGAGAGATCGCCGCCCTGGGCGGTGAGCCAGTTCGGATCCCAGTTCTGGACGACGCCGCGGAAGATGCGGCTCGATGCCGGAGCGACGCCGTAGAGCGTGCAGTCGGCCGAGTCCAGGTGCGATGCGTCCAGCGTGAACGGCGTGGCCAGACCATCCGAGATCCATTGGATGTCGAACGGCATGAATGGAATTACTTTGTTCGCGTACGGCCCCAGCGTGTTCAGGGGCGTGAAGCGCGCATCCGAGTTCTCGAGCACCACCGTCACCGTGGAGGACTCGATTCGGTTCAGGTCCAGCGAGGCGCCGGAGCGCACGTGGATCTCTTTGACGTATGCGGAAATATCAACCCATTGGGTAAACGACGGCTCGCCAGCGCCGGGGGCGACGCCGGGAGCGATGCGCACGCGCTGGCCCGGGACGCTCACGTCTTGATCCCCGTTCCCGAGTTGCGGTTTTGGATGCCGATCAGGCCGCGCCGAACGATCTGCGTCAGGTCGGTGTTCGAGAGCACGCTCCCGCCCACGTGCAGGTGCACGTGCACGTCGCCGGAGCGGGAGGACGCGGCCGGCGGCGAGCCGCGACCGCCGCCGCCGCTCATTCCCAGGCGATTGAGCGGGATGATCGCTTCCGGGCCGGCCTCGCCGACGAGGGCCAGCATTCCGCCCGGCTTGTCGACGATGCCGCCGTTCGCGAAAGCGGGGAAGGAGCCCGGCTGGACGCCGTACCCGCCGCCCGGCGCGAGGCCGGAGCCGCCGGGGTCCCACCACTCCCGCGTTCCGCCGTTCGGCAGGTCGTTGTAGGGGTTGCCGCCGGCGGTGCCGAGGCCGGAATACCAGTTCGACCCGGCACCGCCCGCGGCCCCTGATGGAGCCGTCGGCAGCTTGACGGGCGTCTGGCCGCCGGCGGCGGCGGGGATCGCGATCGGCGCCGGCGCTCCGCCGGCGCCGTTCATGACCTGGACGGTGTTGGGGTCCATCGAGCCGATACTGCCGGCGCCGCCGTCCTTGACGACCTGCACCCCCCAGTTCGTGGCGCTGGATCCGTTCGCGCCTCCAGGAGTCCCCGCGGGGGCTCCCTTGAGCACCTGCGGAGGCGTGGGATACTGCTGCTGCAGGTCGGCGGGTGACGGGAATGCGGCGTCCACGTTGAAGAAACCACCCGGAGTTGAGGCCGATTTCTGCATTGCTGCGCTGATCGCCTGCGCCACCTGGCTGGCCCATTGCGGGATCCAGTTCGTGAGGAAGTCCGTCAGCGACGTCTTCATCCGGCCCAGCGAGTCGGATCCGTACTGAACGGTTTGGTCCCAAAGCGTCTTGGCCTCACCGAAGGCATTGCTCAGCAGGTTCTTGACGTCGTCGTAGTAGGTACCGAACGCGGCTTTCGCCGCGGCATCCAGCAGCCCCCCGAGGCCCGAAGCGACCTGGGAGACCGACGTGACCGCCGCCTGCACCTTCGCGGAGATCGCGTCCCAGGCGGTCGACGTCGCCGACTTGATGCTCTCCCACATCGAGGACATCGTGGTCGACAGCGACGTCAGCATGGCAGAGGCCTTCGCGGAGATCGCGTCCCACGTCGAGGCCAGGCCGGAGGCCAGCGCGGACGTGACGCTGAGCACCGTGCTCTTGATCGTGGTCCAGTTCGTGGCGATGAGCGCGATGGCGGCGACAGCCGCGGTAACGGGCCCGGCGAGACCCAGGAAGGCCGCGCCGATCGCGTCGACCGCCGTCAAGACGCCGGCGCCGATGGTGGCGATACTGCCCAGGCCCTCTGCGCCGGCGACGGCGGCGGCCGCTCCCTCCACTGCAACGGCGTCGGTTGCGAACAGCGCCGCGACGCTGTCCAGCGCAGCCCCCAGCGTGGCCTTCAGGCCGATCGCGGAGGTCACCACGCTGTTGAAGCCGATGACCAGGCCGCCCAGGGCGATGAGGGCCGGGCCCACCGCGGCCGCGACGCCCGCCATGACCACGATCGTGTCCTGGACCGGGGCGGGCAATGCGGCGAAGGCGTTCACCAGATCGGCGAGGACCTGGATCGCCGACTGCGCGATCGGGATCACCTGGTTCACGATCACGTTGGTGATCGCGGTGCCGAGCGGGGCGAGCGCTTCCGTGATCTTGTTTCCAAGTATTTGGAAATTATCGGAGAGCGTGCGCGAGGCGTCCGCCGCGCGGTTGATGCTCCCCGGCGCTCCGTCCAGGACGGACCTGAGCCCCTCGAAGTCGAGCGCTCCGCGGCGAATCGCATCGGCCATCACCGTCGCGTTCTTCCCGAGCTTTTCCGCCGCGAGCTGCTCCGCCTGCGTGTCGGTCGGCGCGTTCTTGATCTGCTCGAACAGGTCCTTGAGCCCGGTGCTCATGTCGACGCCCGACTTCGCGAACTCGGCTTCGGCCTTCTTGAGCGACTGGATCACCGTGTCCGCGCTCACGCCGGCCTTCTCGAGCTGCCCGAGGAGCAGCGCGGAGTCGGTGAGTGAGAGGTGCATGCCGCGCAGCGCGGCGCCCCCGCTGGTGAGGTCGTCCGCGAGCTGCTGCACCCCGACGCCCGTCTTCTGGGAGATCGCGAACAGATCGTCCAGCGCGACGCTCTGATCCTGGGTCGCCACGCCCCAGTTCGCGAAGGCCTGCTGCGTGCTCACGATCAGCGGCCCGACGTCGCTGCCCGAGATCTTCGCGAGGTTGAGCATCTGTTCGGACATGCCCTGCAGTGCATCGCCGGTCAGGCCCGCGCGCTGGTGCAGGTCCGTGATCGCGGTGGCCGCCTCCGAGGCCGTCACCGGCAGGTCGCCGTAGACCTTCTTGAAGACGTCCCCGAGCTGCACCAGGTCGTCGCCGGTCGCGCCCGTCCCGTTGCGGATCTGGTTCATCGCGCCGGCCATCGTCTCGGACGCGGCGACCGCCGCGCCGCCCAGCCCGACGAGCGGCGCCGTGATCGCGGCGGAGAGCGACTTGCCGGCGGAGACGCATTCCTTGCCGAACGCGTCGACCGACTTGGAGGCCTGGAGTACGCCCTTCTCGAAGTCCGACAGGTCGACCCCGAAGCGCAGCAGTAGATTTCGGGCGGACCCCATCAGGATCGGCTCCCTGGCGGCGCTTTCGGAGGTGCGGTGGCGGCGACGAGCGGCCCATAGGGCTGGCTGGGCGGAGGAAGGATCCGAGACGCCCACACCACGTTGCCCTGAGCCTCGGGTGCGATGTGCGTGCCGACCTGCACGATAGGCGTGCCGTCGGCGGTGAGGGGCGTGCCGGCCGACCAATACCCGCGGTTGTCGTTGATGTCGCTCGACGCGTAGCTCGCGGCCTGGACAGGGCCCGGCGTACCGCTCGCGGGGCCGGCGACCCAGCCAGGCCCGGAGAGCGCGGCCGTCGACGCGACGCTGCTCGACCCGCTATCGATATCGGCCGCCTGCTGGGCGGCCGATGTCATGTCATACGTGGCTCCAGTTGCCGGATCGACAAGTTCGCTCCCCGGGCCGTCGGCGAATTGGAGCGTCGCCAGCCAGTCGTTGCCGGGGTCGCCCGTGCCGGCGGCATCGGGAAACGGAACCGGCCCATAGGGCTGGCTGGGCGGAGGAAGGATCCGAGACGCCCACACCACGTTGCCCTGAGCCTCGGGTGCGATGTGCGTGCCGACCTGCACGATAGGCGTGCCGTCGGCGGTGAGGGGCGTGCCGGCCGACCAATACCCGCGGTTGTCGTTGATGTCGCTCGACGCGTAGCTCGCGGCCTGGACAGGGCCCGGCGTACCGCTCGCGGGGCCGGCGACCCAGCCAGGCCCGGAGAGCGCGGCCGTCGACGCGACGCTGCTCGACCCGCTATCGATATCGGCCGCCTGCTGGGCGGCCGATGTCATGTCATACGTGGCTCCAGTTGCCGGATCGACAAGTTCGCTCCCCGGGCCGTCGGCGAATTGGAGCGTCGCCAGCCAGTCGTTGCCGGGGTCGCCCGTGCCGGCGGCATCGGGAAACGGAACCGGCGCCGGCGAGCCCGCGGAAGCGGGAACGCTGGCGCTTGCGCCGACCGGCGCGACGCGCGCGGGGGACGCCGGCGCCGGAGGCGCGGGCGCTGCCGGAGAGCTCGTCGGTCGCGCGGATCCCGCACCGCTGGGCGCCGGGGCGGGCGCGGGGGACGCCGGCGCCGGAGGCGCGGGCGCTGCCGGAGAGCTCGTCGGCCACGGAGTCCCCGTCCCGCCGGCCTGCTGGTTGATGTGGTTCACCGCGGCTTCCCACCCGGCCTGAGCCGCCTTAATAAGGTCCTCCGGGAGGACCAGCATCGAGCCGGCGAAATCGCCGTTCACCAGCTGCTGCTGGCTCTCGAGCTGTATCCAGTACTCGTCCTCGCTCTCCGCTGGGCCGAACTGCGGCGGCGTCCACGTGGGGTTCATCCACGAGCCCGCCGTCGGATCCGGCCCGAACTGCGGCGGCGTCCACGTGGGATCCATCCACGTCGGCGCGACCGGCCCGAGGCCCGCGAACTGCGGCGGCGTCCACGTGGGGTTCATCCACGAGCCCGCCGTCGGATCCGGCCCGAACTGCGGCGGCGTCCACGTGGGGTTCATCCAGCTGCCGGCGGTCGGGTCGGGCCCGAACTGCGGCGGCGTCCACGTCGGATTCATCCAGGAGCCGGCGATTGGGGACGGGCCGAACTGCGGCGGCGTCCAGGTCGGATCGATCCCGCCACCCGCAGGCATCGGTGTGATGTTGGGCATCGGCCCGAATGCCCACCCGGCAGTCGACTGTCCCATCTGTTTCTGTAACTGACTCTGCCAGTCGTATCCGCCGCTCCCACCCGCCGGCGGCGCGGGCGACGGCGGAAGAGGCGGCGGGGGCGGAAAGCTCGGCAGCGCCACGCTCAGCGGCGGCACGGGCGGCAGCGTCGTGACGCCGGCATCGTTCAGCGGGGCGAGCGCCGGCAGGCCCGGTAGCGAAAGCACAGGCAGATCCAGGGTCGGCCATGGCGCGGGGTTCGCCCCGGGGGGCGCGAGCGCAGCCAGCGCCGGCGCGGCTGTGGCCGGCGCTGCGAGAGCTCCCGCGCGCGCGGAGACCGACTGCGCCGCCTTCGACGCGGCGGCGTGAGCGCTGGTCAGTGACGATCCCGCGCTGCGGATGACCGCGGGAACGTCGGAGCCGCCGGCGCCCGGCAGGCCGGACTGGAACGCGTGCACCGGCGCGGCCGCCGCGCCGATCGCCGGGAGCAGGGCGGCGAGCGCGGCGGCGACGACGCCCAGGGCGCCGGCGGCGCGCACTCCCGCGGCGAGCAGCCCGGCGATCGCCGACGCCACCTCGCCGACGAACAGGAGCCCGGGCCCGACGATCGCGACCACGCCGGCCAGGATCACGGCCGCCGACACGAGCGCGGGCGGCAGGGTGGCGATCTGGCGAGTGAGTTGCCCGAACGCGTCCACCATCGAGCCGGCGCTCATCACGACGGCGTTCATCGCGGGAACGAGCACGCGCAGGATCGCGTCGCCCAGAGGCAGCAGGGCCGCCTGCAGCTGGAGCCACAGGTCCTGCACGGCGCGCGTGAGCGTCGCGACCGGACCCGCGTCCGGCACCGCTCCGCCGGCGACGCCCGACACCTGCCCGATCGCGAGCGCGCCGCGCCGGATCGCCTCGGCCAGGATCGGCCCGGCGCGCTGACCGAACGTCTCCATCGCGAGCCGCGTGGCTTCCTGGCCGGGAGCCGCCCGCCGGATCGCGTCGATCTGCGCACGCAGCGCGGCCGCCGCGTCGTGCGCGCCCTCCTTCGAAAGCTTGGTCAGCGCGGTGCGAAGGCCGGTGATCGCCGTGGCCGTCGGCACGCCGGCGCGCTCGAGCTGCGCGAGGAGTTGCGCGCCGTCGGCGAGGGACAGGCCCGCGAGCCGGAACACGGGGGCCGCATCGGTCAGGCTCTGCGCGAGCCCCATGATTCCGCCGCTCGCCACGCGAGCCGAGTCGACCAGCCCGGTCATCGCGGCGGAGACGTCGCCGCTGGAGACCCCGAAGGCCTTCATCAGCCGGGCGAGCGCTTCCGCGGCGGGCGCGATCTGGGCGCCGCCCGCGCGCGCGACGCGGATCGCGGCGTCCGCCGCTTGCTGCAGCTGGTCGCCGGTGAGCCCCAGGCGCTGATTCAGGATCGAGACGGCTTCGGCCGCCTCCTGCACGCCCGCGCGCGTGTCCGTTCGTACGAGTTCAAACGTGTTCGCCAGCCCCGCGAGCGCTTCGCTTGCGGCACCGGTCGACGCGGCGATCAGGCGCGTCGCCTCCTTGTGAGCGCTCGCGGCCTTGACGGCGGGAACGGCGAGAAGGAGGATCGGGCCAGTGAGGATGCCGGCGAGCGCCGCGCCGAGGTTCGTGAGCGCCCCGCCCAGCGCAGCGATGCGCTCGCGTGCGGCATCGATGGGCGCGGAGAAGAGGTCCGAGGCGGCCTTGCCGCGTACAGTCAGCTTGGGCGCCACATCATCACCTCCGCCTTCGCGCACTCCCCGGCGCCGCGCGGGCCGCGCGCCGCTCCTCGATCTGGCCTTGCAGGGCGCGCGCCTGGTGGAAGGCGGCCCAGCGGGAGATCTCGCTCGCGCTCATCCGCTGCTCGAGCTCCTCCACCGTCATCCCGCCGAGCTGGAGCGCCAGCATGTGGAGGAAGACCTCCTCAGCTGCCTGGGGGTGTCTCCGGGGGTCCCCCATCCCCAGAAGGAAACGTGGCCTTCGCCTCCTCGCGCGCGGCCGCGGAGAAGCCGTTCACGGTGGAGATCTGCGCGATGAGGTCCCCCCAGGCGATGCCGTCCTCAGCCTCGAGGTCGTCGACCGCGGCGTCCGTGAGCGGGGGATCCGCGACGCAGAAGCGCACCAGGGTGCGGTTCACGGCGGCTTCGTCGACGGCCTTGCCGTCCGCGTCCAGGTACTGGCGCACCGCGCGCACGCCGGCGCCGGACAGCTTCACCACGCCGAACTCGAGGAAGTTGCCTTCCGCGTCGGTGTACCGAGACGTGATCGGGGTCGGCGGCCGGCGTCGGATGTCCGCCAGCAGGGCGCGCTTCACGCGCTTCTCGTTGTCGTTCTTCATCAGAAGGTGTCCTTCGTGTACGCGCCCGTCACGTCGAACTGCGCGGTGAAGGGCACCACGCCCGTGACGTTCGGCTTGAGGTTCCAGGAACGCAGGATCGCGCTGCCGGTGAATCGCTTCTTGCTCGTGGCGTTGCCTTCCGGACCCACGCGGAACGCGGTTGCGACCCCGCGCGCCCAGTAGAGCGCCTCCGCGAGGCCGCCGGACGACAGGTCCACGAATCCTTCGACGGTGAACGAAGCGTCGGTCAGTCCCTTCTGGCGCTTCTTCGCCTTCGATCCCAGCGTGGTGGAGTCGGGGTTCGTCGCCGACGGCTTCCAGGTCACCTTGCTGATGGTGGCCGAGTAGTCGGTGATGCTCCCGGACTTGTTGTTGAGCCAGAACGATGCGTCCTTGCCATGCGGGTTGCTCATCGCCTGCTCCTTTTAGCCGCGGAAGAGAGCCTCAGAGAACGTGGCGCTGGTGAAGGTGCCGGACCAGGACGTGCGCGTGTAGCGGTTGACCGTGCCTGCGAACGCGATCCTCTCGGTCGTGCCGCCCGCGGTGATCGCGGTATGCGTCGCGAGCGTCGAGAAACTCACACCGTCGGAGCTGTGCTCCACGAGGATCGTGATCGAGGTCCCTGTGAACGCCGTGCACACGACGTACGCGGCGCCGCCGTTGGACGAGCTCGCGCCGTTGTCGAGCGCGGTGGTGTGGGTGACGGTCGTCTCCGCAGCGAGCGGGTGAAGGCTCTGGACGAACTCGACGTCGTCGTCGCCTTCGAAACTGCCGTCGATCGTGATGATCTGCGCGACCGGCATGTCGACCGAGAAGTCCTTCTCGCGCGACCGCATCGCGAACCCGAACGTGCCGATCGCGACCTCGCCCAGCACCCACAGCAGCACGATGCAGTCCGTGGAGAGCGTGAGCGCGGAGTTCAGGAGTTCCATGATCGCGTTGGTGCCGCTGTCGTAGTAGCCGCTAGCCGCGAGCGTCGAGTCTTTGAGGCCCCCGATGCGAGTGACCGCCTGGGAGCCCATCGTGGTGTTGTCCGACACGTCGGCGTTGAGCGCCAGGTCGTAGTCCTTCACGTAGGGCGAGGCGTTGACGCCGTTCACGTAGCACGCGCTGTCCTTGCCGACCCCGAACTGACTCACGGGCTCACCTGCTTCATCACCTGGATCGAGAACTCGGCCATCGCCCACCGCGCGACGGTCGTTCCGTCGTCGTAGCGGCCCACGCGCGTGGCGTCGTGCATCGCGTGGATGAAATCGAACCCCTCGACGACCAGGTCCTCGTCGTCGAGGAGCGTGATTACCCGGTCAATCAGGCCCTCGACCTCCAGGAACCCGTTGTAGTCGCGGGTCACCGCGAGGATGCGCGGGCGCACGGTCTTCCCGGAACGCCTCATCGTGTCGAGCTTCATCTCGTCGGCGTCCCCGAGCAGGATGTAGCGGGGCAGGTTCTTGGGCGGCCGGTCGTAGATTTTCGGGTCGCCGGGAGGCGCCGCTCCGGCGAGCGCCGCGAGCAGCGGGGCGTCGACCGACAGCACGCCGTAGATCGACTGCTGGACGGCGGTCAGGGCGGAGCCACCCATCAGACCTGCGCCTTCCTCTCGACGCAGAACAGCGACATCTCGACGTGCCGGTTTCCCCAGTCGAGAACCGATACGACCTGGAAGCGCCGGCCGTCGGCCAGGAGCACCGTGTGCTCGTTGCTCACGCCGGCGAGGTAGCGCGTCTTGATCTCGTGCGAGACCTCGCCCTGCAGCGCGCCGCCCAGGTAGCGCTCGCGGCCCGCCGACGGGTTGATCGACGCGCGGCAGGCACCCCCGGCGACCGTGGTGAACGTGGACGGCCCACCGCCGCCAGCGTCGTAGGTCACGGTCTCCGCCTGGATCTGGATCGAGTGGCGGAGATCGCCGGCGCGGATTACCGGGTTACGCATCGTCACGACGCATCACCGCCGCCGTCCGAGCTGCCGCCGGCGTCGCCGGCGGATCCGCCGTCCCACGCGCTCTGCACGTCCACGCCGCAGGTGGACTCCATCGCATCCAGCGCCGCTTCGGAGGTGGCGTCAACGCCGGGCCAGAAGAAGGGCTCCGGCTGCATCCCGGGGTGAGGGATCACCGGCCGGCCGCCCTGCCGCCAGGGCTCCATGTGGGGCTGGGTGCCGTACTCGACGAAGTTCCCGTGGTAGCCGACGGCGCGCCCCTTGCCCTTGGTGCGGTTCGGCACCACGATGCCGGAGGGTTCCCCGCCGATCTGCGTCGCGCGAAACTCGATGGACCGCGCGAGCGCACCGGTGGAGTACTCGCCGAAGTGCGCGCGGTCGCGGATGCCGGCGGCGACGAGCGCGCCCGCCTTCGCGATCGCCTCCGCGAGCGACGTGCGGCGGAGGTGATCCGGCAGGCCTTCGAGCGCCCGCTGGATGTCCGGCTGACCGTCGAGGGTGAAGTCGACATCCGACATCAGAAGACCACCGTGACGCGGTCCTGCTGCACCAGGTAGTCGAACGACTTCGGCAGGTCCTTGAACGGGATGTCGGTGAGCGCCTCGCGGTTCTGGTAGAAGTGCGCCGCGAGGAACTTGATCGCATGGAGGATCGTGCCGGGGATCGAGCCGGGTGAACGCGCGGTGTGCGTGCCCGATCCCGCGCTGGTCGTCCCGACCTCCGGGCCGCCGGGGGTCGTCGAGATGTGGAAGCTACCACTCGCCGCGGAGCTGACGTAGTACGTGATGTCCGCGCTGATTCCGGAAGGCAAATCCGCTGAGCTCGAGAACGACACCGGTTGACCGTTGGTCAAGTCGTGCGCGGGCCAGTCCACCACTGCTGGCGACGCGTTCGAGATCGTGACGGTCGCGGTCCTGTAGTCCGAGAAACCGGAGACGTAGGTGATCACGATCGCGCCGACGGCTGCCAGGGCGTCGCTGGGCCACACGTCCCCGACGTTCAGCACGATGCGGCCCGGCTCGGTCGCGGCGTCGACGACGTAGGTCGCCGGGTCCAGCGTCACCTGCGTCACGCCGTCGGCCAGGGTGTAGACCACGCTCGTGACCGACTGCAGCGGCGCGCGAGGGAGTTCGATCCACGGGCAGCGACACGGGAAGCGATCGAGCGTGAGCGTGAGCGTCTGCGTGTTGTACGCGCGCCCCTGCAGTCGCTCGAGCAAGTTCCGCGTCATCGGCAGGAGGCCGCCGATATACGAGTCGTCGCCCGCGTCGAACACCCGCGCGTGCGCCTTGAAGTCGCCGATCGTCACCGGCTCGCCAGCTGGCGGAACGGTGACGCGCACGCGCGGGACATCGGTGATCACGAGCCGCTCCCTTCGCGGGGCGGCGGGTCGACGGCGGGGGCCGGCGCGGCCGGCGCCGGCGGCAAGGTGTGGCCGTGCGCGAGGCGCGCGAGGCGCTTATCGATAAGGTCTCGCGCGTGGGACACCGGCACCGTGTGCGGGTCCCCGACGCGCCAGCTCCCGTCGGGCGCGATGCGATCGGAGAGGCGCTCGATGACAACCGTGGGCTCGCTGGGGTTCGTGTCGCTCACGGCGCCCTCGTCCAGGTTCCGGATACGCCGGCGACCCAGTAGTCCGTGCCGTCGCTCGTGACCTTGAGGAAGTCCCCGTCGCGCGCGGTCGCGTGCGCGAGGATCGCCCCTTTGCCGGCCGCCGCGGTGAAGCCGTTGCCGCGCAGCTTTGCGGGCGAGGTGACCGCCAGCGCGAATCCGGTCGATCCCGTGATGTTGCCCACGTGCACCGTGACGACTGCTCCCGCGACCGGCGGCGGCAGCGTGAGTGTGAAGTCGTCGGCGGTCGTGTAGATGTCCTGGCCGGTCGCGCTCGCGGCCAGCGTCGCCGTGGTGTTCGCGGTGCCCGACGGCAGCGTGAGCGCGCCCGCGATCGTCGTCGTCGAGCCGGGCTTCGCGTTGAGCGTGCCGCCGGACTCGATGCCGATCGTGCCGCCGCTGTCCGCGGTGAGCACGTTGCCGCCCGACTCGCGGTACACAGCGCCCCCGGAGTGTCCGGCCTCCGCGCCGAGCGCGACGCGCAGCGAGACGCCGATGGCCCAGAACAGAACCAGCGCGAGCGCGCTCGTCACCATCCAACGCGTCATGGCAGCCCTCACTGGATCACCATCATCTTCCGGCCCGGGAGGTCGCCCGGATCGGGCTCGCTGACCACGAGCGTCACCACCGCGGTGGCGGCCGCGGCGTTCGCGATCTTCTTCGCCGCCTCGAGGTGATCGAGCACGCGCTGCACACGCGCCCCGATCGCGCTGTCCTCGCGCGCGATCGCCTCGAGTAGCTCTTTGACGCCGACGCTCGTGCGCTTGACGTCCTGGCTCTCCTCCGCGACCAGGACGCGGTTCGTCTCGAGGTGGTAGACCGGGCCCGTGGTCTGGACCGCCTTCGCGAGGCGCTCCTGTTCGATGGCGTCGAGCGCGCCCAGCGTGCGCAGCTCCGCCTTCAGGCGGGCGATGCGGTCGCGGCGCGCCAGGAATCGCGCGAACGCCTCCCGGATCACGCCGACGGCTTCTTTCACGGCTTGGGCGAGCATCAGGGCGCGCCCTCCGACGGGCTCACCAGCGTGGTGAGGCTCTTGATCGTGACGTCGAGCGTGGGCGGCAGCTTCGAGCCGCGGTAGCGGATCGCCCAGACGCCGTCGATGACCGCGTTCGCGGTTGCCCGCAGCACGACCACGCGCAGGTACCGCTTCAGGGCGCGATAGACGTCGTGCATCACGGTCTTGTTGTCGTCCGCGCCGCCCGCGGCGAGAGAGACGCCGGATCCGGCGATGTCCGCCATCGTTCCACCGGCGGGGTCCGTGTCCTCCTGCACCTTCACGCTCGTCACAGCAGACGCGGTGATCGCGCCGAAGGCGGTCAGGAAGATCACGCCGTCCCACCCCGCCATGTCCAGGACGGCGGAGTTCTGGTTCGACGTGCCGGCTGCCACGTCGTTCATCAGCCTCACCGGGCTGAAATCCGTTCCCTTGCTCATCTCGGTCTCCTGCCCCCGCGGGGCGCCTCTAGATCGTTTGCGCTCCGACGAATCAGGCGAGCTTGAGCCGGGCGAAGGCCTCCGCGAGCACCGGCTGGCCGTCGATTTCCATCCGGCCGATGTAGCCGAAGGCGGTCAGGAAGATCACGCCGTCCCACCCCGCCATGTCCAGGACGGCGGAGTTCTGGTTCGACGTGCCGGCTGCCACGTCGTTCATCAGCCTCACCGGGCTGAAATCCGTTCCCTTGCTCATCTCGGTCTCCTGCCCCCGCGGGGCGCCTCTAGATCGTTTGCGCTCCGACGAATCAGGCGAGCTTGAGCCGGGCGAAGGCCTCCGCGAGCACCGGCTGGCCGTCGATTTCCATCCGGCCGATGTAGCCGACCTGGTTGTTGATGGCGTAGAGCTCCATCAGCCGCTGCAGCTGCATGCTCAGCGACTCGGCGATCCAGTAGAACGACAGGTCGCCGAAGAGCATCACGTACTTCCCGGTGGTGAACGTGTTGGGCGCGTACTCCGACATGCAGAGCGGGCGACCCATGATCGTGTCGGCCTGCTTGCCGGAGAGCGACGGGAACCCGGCACCCATCCCGGCGGGCGCCCAGATGTAGTTCGAGTTGCCGTCCTTGAGCTTCCGGAGCCGCTGCACCGTGTCGCGGTGCATGATCCAGACGCCGGAGTCCTGGTACTGGGCCTTGACGCTGTAGTACGTGGCGATGATGTCGTCGCCCGTGAACGCGGTGGACGCGCTGGCGGTCGTGTCGCGGTTGTTCGCGCCGGAACCCGGGATGCCGTCGGCCGACGGCGTGAAGAGCCCGAGCGGGCCCTGCTTGGTGCCGGGGCCCGTCAGGAAGCCCTTCTCCTGCGCGATGGCGAACTTGTAGGCGAGGCGCTGCGCGACCAGCTGCTCGACGTTGATCGCGCTGATGCGGATCAGGCGGTTCGAGATCTTCACGAGTTTGGACAGCGGCGTGGGTTTGAGCGCCCGCTTGCCCACCGTCATCGCGGTGTCTTCCGCCGCCGGCTGGATCTCCTCCGTCCAGTCGGGGTCCGAGAGGTCGTTGTCCAGCGAGGGCGCGCCCAGCGAATCGGCGCTCACCAGCGGCATCACCGTCGCCATCCGGCGGACGAACACGTAGTCGTCCACGAACTTGATCAGCGTCGCGACGAACTGCTCGACCGGCGCCAGGTACCCGGCCGACGTCGCGTTGTCCGCGACCAGCGCGCGCGACTCGCGCGAGCGCTTCGCGTAGAGCGGCGCGATATCGACCTTCTCCGGATCCGGCGGCTCGAAGCGCCACGTGTGCGGATCCGCGTTGCCCGCGTTCTTGCCGCGGATGAAGTTCCGCACGGCGAGCGCCTTCTTGGCGAACTCCGGGTCGTACTGCGGCGCTGCCCCGCGCGCGCCGGGCTCGTGGACCGGCGTCATCGGCGCCGCGAACTCGGCATCAAGCCGGGCGCTGCGCTCCTCGTGCTCGACCTCCTTGCCGAGGCGGTCGATGTCCCCGCACAGGGCCTGATACTGACCCTCTTCTTCGCCGCGCAGCGCGCGCTTCTCCCCGTCGGCCTTCGCCATCAGGGCCTTGGCCTGAGTCCACAGCTCGCAGCGCTTCTGGCGCTTCTCCAGCGTGTTCACGAGATCCTCCTCAGAGAGAGAGCCGGAGCAGCTCCAGCTTCTGGCGGTAGAGCGTCATGCGGTCGTTCGAGATCGGCGGGTCGGCCACCTCGGCCAGGCCGCGCATCACGGAGCGCACCAGGGCGCGGTCCTCGTCGCGGCCGGCGCCGGCATTCAGCCGGTCGTAGGCCCGGAGGAGCGAGCGGTAGGAGACGCCGGACAGCCGCGCCGCGCGGGCGCCGACGTCGGTCTGGGTGTACTGGGGCTCGGTGACCGGGCCTGCGTCCCACAGCCGTGCGCGCACGAGGGTGCGCATCACGACGCGATCGCCGGCGGCGAGCGAACGCTCGAAGCGGTCGTCGAGCGTGTCGAAGCCGAAGCTCGCGCCCCACACGTCGCGGCGGTCGATCGAGATGAGGAGGTCCTTTTCGTAGGAGCGCTCCGCGCTCTCGAAGCGGAACAAGAGGCCGCGCGTGTCCTCTGCCAGCTCGAGCGTGGAAGGCTGGCCCGGGTGGCTGGCCGCGAGTGGATAGTTGCGGTCGTGGTTGAAGAGGCAGGACACGCGGTCGGTGCGAATGGAGTCCTTGAAGCATCCGCGCTGGACCTGCTCGAGCAGGCCTGGCATCAGCTCGGTGGCCTGATCGAAGACCGCCGCGTGCCCCTCGACGACGCGCTTGCCGCCCTTCGCCGCGCGGTGCTCGATCTGCGTCACGGGGTAGCTGCGCCGCGAGAACTCCCCGATCTCCTCGACGCCGGCCGGGCGGTCGCACGGCTCGTGCGTCATGGGCGCGTCATTGCGGGTCGCGCTCTTGAGCTCGGGGGCTTCCTTGCCCCCGTCCCGCAGGTGCTCTGCGAGGTGGCGGTACACGCCCTGGCGGTCGTCGTCGGGAACGCTCGCCCCGTCGCGCCCCCCGTTCAGCGCGGCGATGCCGGCCGAACACGCGGCGAGGTTGGCGGCCCCGACCTTTCCGTCCGAACTGACTTCGTGGTGCGGGAACTTGTAGCTGGACTTCGAGTCCGGATCGCCGTCCGAGTCCGACCAGGCGCACAAGGCGCGGAGCGCCTTGCGCTCGTCGGGGCAGCGTTTCAGCGCCTCCCCGGCGTCCCACGCGTGATCCACGGTGGCGGTCTTGTGCGGCTTGATGGGCCCGCGCTTCTCCACATCGCTGACGGTAACCGGCTCTCCGACGCCTTCGGCATGGGGTCACCGGCAGCAACGCTTGATTGCCGCTGCCGGTCGGGACAGCCGGTGGTTGGGGTGCGATAATTGATCCGGGTGGGGGAGGAGTGTGGGCGTGCTGAAGTGCGTGGAGGGCGCGTTTCGCAGGGAAAAGGACAGGGCTCTGACCGATGTGTGGAAGCTCGCCCGGAGGACCGGGATCCCGGCATGGCGCCTGTACCGGGTAATCAACGGACAGAGGAAGGACGTCACCGACGGCGAGATCCGCGCGATCTCCGCCGAACTCGGGGTGGATGAGGAGCGGTTCCGCAAAGAACTGGACGAGGCCTCTCAGGAGCAGCGCGCGCGTGACGCACGTGCGTCATAAGAGCTGCAGCAGCGATTGATTGCGGCTGCCGATGTCGCGGTAGGGCGACCGCCGGCGCCCCCTTACGCTCTGGGGTGTGACCGCGCGCGGCATCGGCAGGAAGCCACGAGCGGCGGCGCCGGGCAAACGCGGCGGCCGCCGCGACGTGCCGCGCTCCTCGCTCGCGAAACGCCCGCGGCGATCCCAGAACAAGGCCGGCCGTTACCAGGGAAAGCGCGGCGATCGCCGCGAGGCCCGACCCGCGCAAACGAAGACGCCGGCGCCCCCCGCCAAGCGCTCGGCCTCGCGCCGCATCTCTACCCGCAAGCGGCCTGACGCGCCGGAGAAACGCCGGCGACTGCCCGACCCGGAGCCTGAAGAGAAGGTCGAGCTCGCGGACGCGTCGCTTCGACAGCCGCGGCCGCCTTCGCCCGCGATGCTCGCGCTGATGAAGGGCTGGCCAGCGGAGTGGCGCGAGCGCGCTCAGCACGTCGTCGACTTCTTCGAGACCAAACTATCGCTGCAGAAAGGCGACGCTGCCGGCCAGCCGTTCCTTCTCTCGCCTTGGCAGGAAGAGGTCCTCCGCCTGGCCTACGGCCCCCGGCATCCCGATGGCCGGCGGATCTGCAAGGTGATTTGGCTCGAGGTCGCGTCGAAGAACGCGAAGAGCACCCTGGCGGGCGGCGTGGGGCTCTACGAGCTGCTGCATTCCGGATCCGGCGGCGCGGAAGTGTACAGCGTCGCTCGAAATCGCAAGCAAGCGCGCTTGGTCTTTCTGAGCGGCCGCGCGATGGCGATCGACAGCGCGCCGGTCGCGGAGCGCCTCCACATCTTCCGGCACTCGATCGAGGTCGAAGGGGACGAGCTCGCGAAGTTCGAGCCGCTCGTATCCGACGAGGACACGATCGACGGCGTCGACCCGCAGGCCGTGATCTTCGACGAGGTCCATCGCTTCGGACACGCCGGCGCCGGCGTCGTGCGGACGCTGCAGGCTAAGCAGGCCAGCCGGCGCGACCCGATCATGATGTTCATCTCGACCGCGGGAGAGTTCGACACCGACACGATCGCGTGGGAGCTGCACAGCTATGCCAAGGGCGTGATCGACGGATCGAACCCGGACCCGACGTGGGTCGCGCGCATCTTCACGGTGCCGCAGGAGCTCGACCCGTGGGACGAGAAGCATTGGCCCCTCGCGAACCCGAACCTGGGCGTCTCGGTCTCGATCGACTTCCTCCGCGACCGCGCGCGCGCCGCGAAGAAGTCGAAGGCCGCGGAGGCGGCTTTCCGGCGCTTCCATTTGAACCAGTGGGTCGCGATCGAGACGAAGTTCGTCGACATCCAGCTCTGGGACGCGTGCCCGAAGGGGGATCTGCGGGACGTCCTGCGCGAGCTCGCGGGCCAGCCGTGCTGCTCGGGGCTGGATCTTGGGTCGACCCGCGACCTCTCTGCGCACGCTCTACTGTTCCCGCGCCCCGGTGAGACGTTCGACGTGATCGTGCGGTGTTTCATGCCGGTCGAGCGCTTGGCGGAGCACATCGAGAACGACGAGCGCCCGTACGATGTCTGGGCGCGCGAGGGATGGCTCACGTTGACGCCGGGCAACGTGATCGACTTCCGGGCAATCAGACTGTCGATCGAGGACGACTTCCGCGCGTTCAAATTGCGCGACCTCGCCTTCGACCGCGCCGGCGCGGCGAACATGACTCAGGAGCTCGACCTCACCCTGGGCGAGCAGTCCGGGCTCCCGGAGCAGGACCGGCTGAACGTGATCGCCTTCGGACAGGGCTTCCTGTCCATGTCCGAGCCGACGAAGGATCTGCTCGACCTGGTGCGCGCCGGCCGCATCCGGCACTTCGGCAACCCGATCCTGCGCTGGATGATGGACTGCTGCACCACCGTCCAGGACCCCGCCGGCAACATCAAGCCGGTGAAGCCGGACCGCCGGAAGCACAAGAAGAGGATCGACGCGGTGGTCGCGCTGATCATGGGCTTGGCGCGCGCGCGGCTCCTCAAGGCGAAGGTCGAGGCTGGCGCCGGCGTGTCTGTCTACGAGCAGCGAGGAGTGCTGGTGTTCTGATGATCAGCTGGATGCGGCAGAAGATCGGGCGGCTGTTCGAACGCCGCTCTCGCGTGACGGGCGGCCACCCGAGCGATCCCGGACTGGCGGAAATCTTCGGCGGCGGCACCGCGAACTCGGGCACCCGCGTCGACGAGACGACCGCGATGAACGTCACCGCGGTCTACGCGTGCGTCCGCGTGCTGGCGGAAGGGCTCGCGATGATGCCGTGGGGGATGTACGAGCTCCTCCCCGGCGGCGGCAAGACGCCGGCGCCCCAGCATCGCCTGAACCAGGTCCTCTCGCGCCTGCCGAATCCGGAGATGACGGCCTACACCTTCATCGAGACCCTGATGGGACACCTCGCGATTCGCGGGAACGCGCTGGCCTACATCCATCGTGACGGCGGCGGACGCCCGCTCGAGCTCTGGCCCATCCGGCCAGACCGCGTGATACCGATGCGCGTGAACGGGCGCCTGCTCTACAGCGTGTTCTTCCCTCCGGCCAACTCGAGCGGGTGGGGCGCCTGGCTCGACGCGTGGCCGTGGTGGGAGACCCACACGCCGATCACGCTGCCAGCCGAGTCGGTGTTGCACGTGAAGAGCCTGTCCGCGGAGGGAATCCTGGGCCTTTCGCCGATCTCGATGATCCGCGAGGCTGTAGGCCTGGCGCTTGCCACCGAGGAGTACGGCGCGCGCAACTTCTCGAACAACGTGCGCCCGGGCGGCGTGCTCGAGCACCCAGGGCGACTCTCCGACGACGCCGCCAAGAAGCTGAAGGCCTCCATCGAGAAGGTGCACATGGGCCTGGCCAGCTCCCACAAGCTGATGCTCCTCGAGGAGGGCATGAGCTGGAAGGCTGTGAGCTTCTCGCCGGAGGACGCGCAGTACCTCGCGACCCGCGTCTTCCAACTCGAGGAGATCGCCCGCGCGTTCCTCGTCCCGCTGCATCGCCTGGGGCACCTCAAGAATGCGAGCTATGCCTCGATCGAACAGACCGGGATCGACTTCGCGACCTACACCATGACCCCGTGGGCTGTGCGTTTCGAGCAGGAGGCCTACCGTCAGCTCTTCCTGCCTTCGGATCGCGGCCGCTTCGTCGCGGAGTTCGACATGTCGATCCTGCTGCGGGCGGACATCAAGAGCCGCTACACCGCGCACCAGCTCGCACGGAACTCCGGCTTCAAGTCGGTCAACGAGATCCGGCGCGACGAGGGCCTCCCGCCCATCGGTGCGCGCGGCGACATCTACCTGCAGCCGGTGAACATGGTCCCCGCGGGCGAAGTGCTCCTCCCGCGACCCGGCGCGGAGCTCGAGCCGGACAAGTCGGCCGCGGACGGCGGAGAGACCGTGGCGAACGACGAAGAGGCAGACCCGGCGGACGCGAAGTCCGCGCCGGCGCCCGCCGGCGACGACAACGAAGCGCCGAAGCCTTCCGAAGAGTAGCCACTCCCGCAAGAACCGTCGAGGAGGATGGCGGCCTGGGTCATTCGCCCCTGCGGCGGCACCAGGCCAGCGGTGGGTAGGGGTGAAAAATCTGGTGGACCGTCGTCCCCCTGGACCGCCGCGCGCGCCGATCACCTCGCGCACGCTGCCGAAGATCAAGATCCCGGAGCCGCAGGTGCGCATGTTCACGGACTCGGAGCTCGCCGCCGTCCTCGAGGTCGCTGACGAGGCGATGCGCCCGCTGTTCCATCGGCGAGCACCGCGACACGAAGCCTTAGAACTGCGGCAAGTTCGATGGCCACACCCCAGGAACCGAGCGCGCTGCGCCCTAAAGTGCGCCCTTGGATGCGCGACCAAGATTCGTCGCCTCGCGCTTGAGCAACGCCCGGAGCGCCCGGCGCAGGATCGACGCCTCGGTCTCGCCGGTGCGCTGCGAGAGCCCGGCGAGCTGCTCGCGGTCGTCGGGCAGCAACCCGAATTTGAGCATGATCCAGTCCTGCGCGCCGCCGGCGGGCCGGCCGGGCCCGCGCTTCGCGGTCTTGCTACTCGTCGCCACGGCACGCCTCGCAGTATGCGCCCGACTCGGCGCAGCCTGCGCACAGCCGGACCTGGCCGCACTGGCGGCACGAGCCGACTGCGGACCCGACGTGCCACGAGCACGTCACCTCGGTGACGTCGAGGTGGGAGCCGTCGTCCCCAGTGACCTCTGCCGCGTGCGTCTGATCGCGGTAGCCCGCGTCCCGCGCCATCACGTCGAGCGCCTCCCGCTCTGATCCCGCAGCGTACTCGCCCAGCACCGCTCCGCTCGTCCGGCTCTCGATCCTGTACAGGGCCATCTCACGCCTCCTCGCCTCGTCGGCCCTCGCATCGGGGCCTCACATCCACAGTATCGTCGACGGGCGCGCGGGAGTCAAGAGTTTAGCGGTGATTATTTTTCACCACATAATCCGGCCACGGCGATCACCGGGCGGTAGGCTCCACACAGTTCGACATCTAGCGAAACAGCTAGAAAAACGTTTTTTTGGGTCGTTCGGAGCGTTTGGGTAAATGCGTGTTCGTGAGCAATGCGGTCCAGGGGGACGACGGTCCACCAGATTTTTCACCCCCTACCCACCGCTGGCCTGGTGCCGCCGCAGGGGCGGATGACCCAGGCCGCCATCCTCCTCGACGGTCTTGCGGGAGTGGCACGGCGCGCAGAGGCCTTGGAGGTTGCCCTCGCTGTCATCCCCGCCGCGCTCGCGGGCCACGACGTGGTCGACCTCCGTCGACAGAGCGTCACGGCAGGCCCGGCAGACCGGGTCCCTGGCGAGGATGATCAGACGGAGCTTCCGCCAGCGGTGTCCATATCCGCGCGACGCAGCGCTTCCGCGTTCACGATCCCGCTTCGCGGCATGGCGTTCACACCGAGCCTGACCTGCAGGCGCGAGCTCCGGGCATCCGGGGGTCGGGCACGCGTGTCGAAGGGAGTGCGGCATCTTGGTGCTCTCCGGTGCGCTCCGGCGGCGCTCGGGTTGATTTCCTTGTTGTCTTGATGTCACGATAGTTGACGTCAAGCAAGGAGCGATCGTGAGCAAGCTGCTGGCACGTAGTCGCCAATCCAGGCCACCGGGTGCCACCCGCGGGGCTCGCGAATGAGATGAACCCCGCCGTGATTCGACCACCGCTCCTCTCGGATTTGCTCGAATACCTGGACAGGACCGCGAAAGGCTGCGGCGCGCAGCAGACCGGCGAAGATGCGCACGAGAACCCGGCCGATCGCTCTGGCGGAACCTGTTACGGATGCTGGGCGGCTGAACTCGCCGATCGCCTTCGCTCCGACGAAGCTGCTGCAGCTCGGGACGAGCTCCTCCTCCGGGAGGAGCCGCACGGGCTATGTGTCGAGTGCGGCATGGAGAGCTACAAGCGCAGCGGCCAGGTGATGGAGGCCCACTCCGGGCCGGTGGACTACTGCTCGGGCAGCGGTCGTACCACAAGGTCGCCGTGAGTCGCGCATCATGATCCTCGACGCCCTGCGCGCCTTCGCGCGCCGTGTGCTCGAGCTCGCGGCAGACCGCGCGGCTGGCCGCCTGGTCGACGCCGCGGAGCGCGCAATCGCGCCGGCGCCGGCCAGCTGCTCGAGCTCCGGCGAGATCACCGCGGTGCTCTGTGCGGAGTGCGGGCGCGCAATGACGCGCGCCGCGCGGCGGCTGGTATGCGCGTGCGGGAGGTGGGAGCACTCGTGACTCGCTGGATGGAGTGGAATGACGACCAGGTGCGCTCCTGGGATTCCTGGGTCGCCACGTTGCCTGAGGCTGTGCAGCTTGTCGCACGAAAGTACCCGCCCCATACGCTCCTTGTCTGGCGGGACTGGAATCGCATCCCACCCCAGCCGGGTGCGACCGCCAGGTTCGCGGGCAAGGTGCTCACGTTCTGGCGCTGGCCCGATGGCCTCTGGGCCTGGGGATCGCTCGATGGATTGTGGGCGGCACGGTTCGCGGACGGCTTCAGCTGCCGCCTCGAGGACATGCCGTGAGCCGTCGCGGCTTCTTCTCTCTCGCCACCCCAGAGCGCTGCCGTCGCGATCGCGAGGTCGCCCCGCTCTGCGTTGGCGTCGACCTGGGCAGCGGCCCCTCGCTGACTGCGGAGGCGATCTGGGACGCCGGCGCGATCGCGCGCGCCCGCGAGCATGTGCGCACGTGCCGGGGCTGCGTGATTGCCAGGGAGCTTCTACTGCTGTGCCCCGTCGGAGAGCAACTCTGGGATGACGCGAACCCGCAGATCACCTGGCGATGACCTGGTGCGAGCTGCGCATCAACGTCCTGCGCTTCGGCGACCTGGTCGACACGAACGTGATGCTCCGCGCCACGTCCACCGACGTGTGCCGATCCAACGGCGCGTGGCTCGCCTCCCACATCCAGCGGCACGGTGGGCTGACGGGCTGGCAATTCGACCTTCGGACCGCCCATCCGGAGGTCGAAAGCCTGTTGGGAGATGCGCCCGAACTTGTCCGATCGCGCGCGGCGCCGGCGCCTCACCCTGCCACCATTTCCCCACCATTTGCGGAAAAACCCGGCAAAATCCGGAAAAAGGTGGCAAAACCAACGACGTTGCCAGTCTTCGGAAAGCCGCTCTAGATCAGGGTCTGAGCCGCTGTCGGCCGGCTGCGACCCGGCGTGAGATCTGGATTGCGGATCCGAAGGTCAGAAGTTCGAATCTTCCCGGGCGCGCACCCCATCAAGAGGCTCTGGATGCGGATTCCAGAGCCTCTTGTCCTTTCCGCGGCAATCCTGCCGCGCGCACAATCCCCACCATTTCCCCACCATTTGGCGGAACGCGACTTGCATGCCCGCATTGCTGGCCTGATGCGGGTTTCCGGACAAAAAGAAAACCCGCCGGCAGCCGGCGGGTCTCGGGGGTAGCCTCAGCGCTTCGACGTTCGGCCGGTGGGCAACGTCTCTTCGAAAGACGTCCTCTGTTCACCGAAAAGCACCGGGCGGCCGACGTCGCCGCGGGCGACCCGCAGCCTCATGCCGATGTCGTTGCCCTCGCCCACAGCGTGGGCGATGCAGCCCGCACACAAGCGCTCGCTTCCGACCGCCGACTCGTGGCAGGCCATCACCGCGCCGCCCTGCAAACTCTGAATCCCGCTCCGAATCGTCCGGGCCAGCGAGCGGTGTTTCGCCTCGCAGTAGCCTCCGGGGATGTCGCGGTCCGCGCGCGTCGACTTCTTCCAGGGGCACGCCTTGCACTGCACCAGCGGCGCGGCCTTCATGCCGAAGCAGCGGGATTCGCGGGAGGAAGCTTGGGCATCCTGTGCCTCTTCAGAGCCAGCTGCGCTTCCTGCTGGATGTTCTCGTAGGACATCTCGAGCGCCTCGACGTACTGCAAGCCGTAGTCGCCACCGGCGCTGCGCTTCAGGCGCGCCGGGCTTGCATAGGCGCGAGCGATTCGAGTAAGGGCCGCGTGGTAGGCCTTCAGCGTCTTGACCTGTTTCTCGGTCATCGTCAGTCTCTCGAGCTCAGTTCGCCGAAGCCATCGGGATGATGTCGAAGCGGATGTCGCCATCAATCGTGCGGCCGATGCGGGAGACCTGACGCTTGCCCGCGCCCAGGTCCTGGATCTCGTAGGCGGTCACATAGCGGCGGTGCGGCATCTGATGGACGACCATCAGCGCCTCCGTCCGACCCGGTACATCCGCCAGGCTCGCCGGCGCTTGACCGCGATCCTCCATGCTCGGGAACCGCGCGCACCAGATCTCGGAGACGAGCAGGAACTCGGTGGCGTCGATTTCGCGGCACGCGGAACGCAGGACCTCCACCAGCGCGTCCTTCGACTCGCCGGTCTGCATGAAGTCATTCACGTCGGGGAACACGATCGCTTGGTCTGCGTTCGCCACCACCGCGATCGGGGGCAGTGGAGCCTTCTCGGCGTACTCGCGTGACTTGTGGATTACGTGATCAATCACGTCGACCGGCTCCCCTTCGCCGCCCAGCACCGACTTGCGTCGGATCTTCAACGTCTCGCTCTGGATGATATCCAAGATCTTCTCCTCACCCGGCCGTGGCCGGCTTGTTGATCGGAACTACGGTGGCGAGCGGCGCGAACACCGCGCGCTCGAGCAGCAACAGCGCCTGGCGCTGGTCCTCCACCTCGGCGTGCGTGTAGCGCGCCGTCATCGTCCCGGCGGTGTGCCGCATCAGCTGGGCGATGACGTGGGGCTGTACGCCGCACTTCGCGAGGAGGCTCGAGAACGAGTGGCGGAACGTGTGGAGCGAGACGCCGGCGCCGTCGATCTCCGCCAGATCGAGTAACCGGCGGAGCGGGCGCTCCATCGAGGTAAGCGGCTGCTCTTCCTTGCGCGTGCCGCGCGCGCCCCCGCCCTGCCCCGACCGCTTCCATCCGGGGAACACGAGTCGCGCGGTCGCGCGCGGGCCCAGCTCCTGCAGCGCGGCGAGCGCGCGCGGAGAGATCGGAACCTCCTGGCTCAGGAGGTCGGTGCCGATCTTCGCCGCGCGCACCCAGAGCATCCCGTCCTCGTCGTCGACCCAGCTCCACCGCATCCGCGCGATCTCCGACTTCCTCATCCCGGTGAGCGCGATCACCGTGAAGTACGCGAGGTCGCGCCTGGCGTCCACGGCGGCCAGCTCGAGCAGGCGCCGGGGCTTGCCGGGTCCCCGGGCGGCCACCGCCGCGGCGGTCTCCTGCTGGCGGGCCAGCGCCGCCTGCAGCAGCGCGAGGATCTCGCGCGCGCGCAGGATGCGCTTCGCGGCGCGCGCCCCGCGCTGCACGTGCGTGCGCTCGACCGCCTGCATCGGGGAGACGGCGAGCCAGGGCTCGAGCCCGCGGCCCGGGTTGACCGCGAACGAGAAGATCATGGAGAGCGCGCGTTCGTAGTGCTTGAGCGTCGACGCGCTCACCACGCGCCCCGTTGGTTTCCCGCGGAGCGCGCCGTGCCGGTGCAGGATCGGGCGCCCCATCTGCTGGGTGAGCCAGGCCGCGATGCGCGAGCTCGTGATCGCGCTGACCGGCTGGTCGCCGAACGCCGGCGCCAGCGAGGTGTTGACGTGCCCCAGGAACCACCTCTTCGTCCCGTCCGACCATTTTCGCCGGCGCGGGTCAGCCTTCTCGGTTCGAGCGAGCACCAGCGTGGCAGCTAGGTCGGCGAAGGTGATCTCGGGGCGCGGCGGCGGCGGCGCGGGCTCCGTGATCCCGAGCTCCTCGAGCTGCTGGCGCTGCCGCGCGCGCGTGATCTCTGCGGCGACCCAGTCGCGCGCCTTGCGCTCGCTCTCGCAGCTCTTGTAGAGCGTCTCGCCCTCGAGCCGAAGGCGGACCTCCCAGCGGCCCCCGCGGTGTCGGATCGTGCCCTGACCGTTCCCCTTGCGCGTCTTGTGCTGCGTCATCGGCTGCGTCACCTGCTGCGGATGCCGGCGCGGCGCTGGAGCTCCTCGCTCGGGAGCCCGTACGCGACCGGCTGCTGGCCGTCCGGGCATGCAGGGCGCGTGCCAGGCTTCACGCGGCGACCGGTGGAGGCCTCCGCGGACGCGGCGCTGTCCCCGGCCTCCCTTCGATGCTTCTCGATCCATAACAACAGGTCGTCGCGACGAAACAGCAGCCCCATGCCCGGTGGCTTGTGCGATGGGATTCGGCCGCCCGCGGCGAGCTTGTACAGCGTGCTCACCGAGATGCGCAGCCCCGCGGCCGCGAACTCGCCGGCGGCAGCCGCCGGCGAGACGTAGTCGGCGAGTATGCTGGTGGGGCGGCGGAGCATGAGGGTCAGGCGCCCTGACCGGCCTCGACGAGCTGGGAGAGCGCTTTTTCCCACGCTCCGCACGCGGTGGGGAGGCGGCAGTCGCAACGCAGGCCGGAGATGCCGCCATCGGGACAGCCAGGCTCGTGCTGGCAGAGAGCCAGCAGATCATCGCCGGCGTCCGCCAGATTGGCCGCGGCCGCGAGGACCCGATCCAGTAGCGCAAGGAGTTGCTCGCGGTCCTGCATCGCGCGCGCGACTTCGTCAGGGGACGCCGCCAGATGCGGGCTTGCTAGCCTCTTTGCAGGCTCCGCCCTCTTGTCACGCTCGCGCGCCTCGAGCAGCGACCAGCTCACGGGACCTCGCCGGTGAAGTCGCGGCACTCGTGGCAGAGTAGCTCCTGGTCGTCGACGACGTCGGCGTGTTCGGCGCACACCGGCGCGAGGCAGTCGGCGCAGGAGTGCTCGGTCAGCGCTCCGCAGTCGGGAGCTTCGCAAGGCTGGCGGTCTCTGGAAGGGCGCGGGAGCTTCGCCATCGTCCTCATGACTCCAGCCCCGTTGAGGCCCCGGCGTGAGCCGGGCACAGGTCGCGATCGGGTCCGACGCTGACCGCGCAACCGTCGCACAGCGGCGCGTCGCAGGTCAGCTTCACGTGCCGATCGCGCGTGCCGATGTCGACGACGTTCTTGCGGGCCAGGGCCAGAGAGAAGTCACAGAGTTTGACCTGCGGCCGGCCGCACGCGCACGGCGGCAGCTTGCGCCGGCGCCCGCGCGTGCACAGGATCGCGGTACCGAATGGGGTCGGCTCCACTTTGCACCCCACGGATCAGGCCTTCGCCAAGCCAGCGCGCGCGGCTTGGTCGTCCACGGCGTCGATCGCCGCCTGGCGCGCCTTCAAGTACTCGAGGGAGATGCCACGCGCCCAGGTCGCATTGACCGCCGCCCGGATTTGTCGCGGAACCTGTACCAGTGCGGCCGGCACATCAGGATGTCGCGGCAGGCGCGCGCTATTGCAATCCTTCACCGGGCAATCGTGCTTTCCATCATCGTGCATCGGTGTGCTCCTCAGAGGTTTTCCTTGGGCGCCGCGTCAGGCGGCGGGGTCGAACGAAGCCGGTCGAGCTCCGCCAGTGCGTCCGCCTGGCTGTGTTCCGTGCAGCAAGTGCGGATGTGGCCCTGGCGTGCGGGGGGGGGGGGCAGGAATCCGGAGACGAGACCCCGGACCGCGTCCCTGATCGCCACCAGCTTCGCCTGGCCGATGGGCAGACCCTCGCTCTGCGAGATGCCCAGAGCCTTCCGCAGATGGATGACCTCGACGACCAGCAGCGGCCAGGTCTCGAGCATTCGGCCCGCCGCCGCGGGCACGCCTTGCACGGCAGCGTCATTCCTCGCTTAGCCGGTCGATCCGGCGGCCGCATTTCCGTTGGATCCCGCTGATGCCGAGCCAGGCGCAGGCCCCGCGCGGGCGCGCCACTGCCCTTCGGCCTGCGCAAGAATCTCGCGCGACCGCTCGGCCGTGACGGGGTGTCCGGATCGAACGAGCTCGAGCTCGAGCTCGTCCCGGCGCGCGCTCACCCACGCGAATTCCTCCCCGGCACGGCTGGCGGGTCGATCCGCGGCCACCGGGAACTTGACGAGCAGCTCCGCCAGGTGCTCGACGAGCTGGGCCGGCGTCGCGATGACGAAGCGCTTGTCGGCTCCGTTGGCGCGGCCGTACTTCGAATGAGCCACCGCGAGCATGAGCGAGAGCAGGCGCTGCACCCAGGCGCCCCACTCCGGCCGCGGGCGTCTTTGCACCACGTCGCGCCAGAGGTCGAGCTCCGGGTCGTCGGGTACGGTCGCGAGCGCGCCGCGGGGCGCCAGGTTGGTCCGGACGCCGGCGACGAGCATCGCGACGTGCGCCTCGAGCCCCGGGTCGCGCGCGCCCGCGCCCGCGTCTCCGGCAGAAGAATGCGAAGCAGGGGGGGGATAGAACGTCTCGGAATCCGTCTCCGTGTCGCGACTCCGAGCGACGTCGAGCGACGCGGCGCGACATCCTGCGACGTCGAGCGACGCGGGCGGGTTGCCGGCGCCGGCCTGGCGCGACCCGTCGGCTTCCTCTACCTTGCGCGCTTCCTCCTCGGCGATGCGGCGCTGCTCTTCCCTCTTCGCCTGGATGCGCTTGCGGTCCGCCTCCTTCTTGAGCTCGTGCTTCTCCTGGATGAGCGCGAGCACGAGGCCGCTGCGGTCCATCCAGCCGTGCACCGAGCCGTCGGCGTCGTACATCTTGGAGTCGCGCAGCGCCTGCAGGAAGGCGCCGGGCTGTCCGCGCCAGCGCGCGGCGTCCTCGATCATGTCCTCGGGGATCTTCCCGTTCTGGTAGTGGGCGCCGAGCGCGTTGTAGAGCCGGCACAGGTGGCCGTAGGGGTCGACAGGATCGAGTAGACGCTCCAGTCGCTTGTACTTCGGATGGCTCTCGATGGTGACGTCGACGGTGTAGAACTCGTTCACCGGGCAATCTCCGGGAACTCGTCCCACGTGCGGCCAGCGAGCTCGCGCCCGGTCTGCTTCTTCCCGGCGCGTATCATATACTCGTCGCCGACATAAGCGTGGTGCGCGACCCAATGCTCGGACGGGAACTCCTCCGGCGGTGCCCAATCGCCCCACTGCTTGAAGAAGAACGGCACGCGAGCGACCACGCACTGGTCGCGCAGCGAGCGCACCCAGCCGGGATGCATCGGGCGCGCGCCCGCGCCCGACTCGCCCCCGACGATTACCCAGTGGATGCCGCGCAGGTCGACCTCGCCCAGGTCTTCGAGCAAGGGCTCGAGCGAGAGGAAGCGCACCGCGGCCGGCGTCTGCCTGAGCATGTCGACGCGGTGCAGCGTTGCGCGGTCCTCGACGCTGACGCCCAGCCAGAGACGATCAAGAACCGAGGTCCAGGTGTAGGCGCGGCCGACGTCGCCCAGGTACAGCCGCCCGTGGCCGGACGCGTCGAAGCGGAGGCGCGAGCAGAACTCCAGCATGCGGTTTGCGCGCTTGGTGAGAAGCTGGAAGGTATGGCGCGGACCGCCGGAGAGTGCGCGCGCGTGGCTGGCCCGGATGACCTCGAACACGCGCAGCACCTCGCGATCGGAGAGCTCGTGGTGGAAAAGGTCGGACATCGAGTTGACGAAGATGCGCCGCGGACGAGTCCACCGGAGCGGGTCCTCGAGATGCTCCTCGACCAGGCGCACCTCCCCGGTCCAGCGCGGCCCCTCGTCCGTCATCCGCGCTAGTCCCTCGTACGCCTGGCCGGCGCCGGAGAATCGCGCAGCCACGCGCTCCGCATAGCAATTCCGGCAGCCGTCCGACACGCGTGAGCACCCGCGGATCGGATTCCACGTCGCATCCGTCCATTCGATACTCGTCGAAGCGCTCATGCCGTTGGCTCCTCTCCGGTACCGCCGCAGCGGCGACAGGTCCAGCGCACGGGCTGCTGGGGCTCCGTCGGGCGCTCCGATGGCATCGCGCTGATCCGCATCCGCTCGCGGACCATCAGCACCACGCACACGATCGCGAGGATGTAGGTCACGCCCATCGCATAGTCCCAACGGTTCAGCACGTCGCCCTCCGCGCCACCACGAACCACTCCCAGCGGATCCACGGCGTGCGCGGGTCGCGCGCCACCTTCATTGCCTGATAGGCAGTGGGGCGCACGAGGTCGCGCGGGTGGACCCCGACGACCTGGAAGCCGGTCGCGCGCAGCAGCTGCAAGTGTTCGCCGACCTCGTCGACCTCGAGGCCGCCGCGGATGCGATTGCGCAGCACGATGACCACCACGCCGGCGGCGTACGTGTGCACGCGCTCGTAGACGCGCTCCATCGCGCCCCAGAACGCGGGACCGCGTAGCGGGCCGATGTTGTCCGGGTGATCGCCGAACTGCTGCATCGCGTGCAGCCGCTTCGCATCGCGCAGCTCGCGCTGGTGATCGTTCTTGCCCGCGGCGTGGTTCTGCGCGAACGGCGGGGAGAAGTGCACCAGGTCCGCGAACCGCGGCGGTGTCCAGGTGCGCGCGTCGGCGCGCTGCACATCCGCCCACGAGAGCGCGCGGCTCGCGAGCTTCGCGCCAGCGGGCTCGACCTCGCAGCCGAAGAGCTGGACGCGCGGCGCGCGCAGCCACAACCCGCCCACGCCGATCATCGGGTCGGCGCACACGGCATCGAGCGCCGCATAGCGGTTGACGATGTAGGCGCCGGCGGGCGGCAGGTTGCGGCCCGGCCAGCGCTTCGCCGCTTCCTGCACGCCAGCCCAGTCCGCTGACGTCGCGTGCCCCGGCGCCGGGATCTCCTCGAGCAGCGGCGCGCACCAGGCGCGCGCGAACTCCGCGGGCGACGACGGCTGCGGGAACAGCAGCAGTTGTGAGCGGGCGGTCATCGGCCCGTGACCTCGCGCCACACGCGCTCGAAACCCTCGAGCGACAGCCGGCGCTCGAGCAGGTCCAGCGCGGCGCGGTCGAGGACCTGGAACTTCGCTTCCAGCTCGCCAAGCTCGTGGTTGCGCAGCAGCTCGTCGCGTTCCGAGCGAATCGCCGCGCGCTGCAGGAGCGCGACCGCGTCACGGAGGCGGCGCGAGGGTAGCTCCGCGCGACGCGGGCCGGCCGCAGACGGGATCGGCTGCGGCCTCACGCGTTCTCACCCGCCACGATGAGGCGGTCGAGCAGGTCGAAGGCGCCGCGTAGAAGCTTCTCGCGGACCGGCGCGACGGCGGCGAGCGCGAGCGGCCTCACCCTGTCAAAAACGCAGGAGCGAAGCGACTGCATCCGATCGAAGTAGCGCCACGCCTCCGCCGCCGCCACCGCCGCCGCCACCGCCTCCGCCGCCGCCGCCGCCGCCACCGCCTCCGCCGCCGCCACCGCCTCCGCCGCCACCGCCTCCGCCACCGCCTCCGCCGCCTCCGCCACCGCCACCGCCTCCGCCGCCGCCGCCACCGCCTCCGCCGCCGCCACCGCCACCGCCTCCGCCGCCGCCGCCGCCGGCG